TCTCTACAAGCCGCTTGTGACCAATCTACTTCATCGTACTTGGGCAACCGATTTCTCCTGACGGGTCAAAGTATGGGCAGTAATCTTTGCAAAATGCAACATGCAATTGTGGTTCAGGGGGTGCATCATCTGTAACCGCCCATTGCCTTAGATTGCGTAACCATTCCAACGCCTCTAAAGCAACATGTGGCTTGTATTCATCTTGCCAAATTTTTATATCTGTCATTTTTCCGTCACGGGGAATTCCAACCAGGGCTACGCCTTTTACCTCATAGCCTTGTTGTTCCAATAACCAGCCATAAACCTGTATCTGCCACTGTTCCTGGCCTTTACCTAAGTACCTCATACTGCTTTTGGTCTTAGTTTTAAAATCTACAACTAATCCAAGGTCCTTAATGTACAAATCACAGTGGCCTTTTATTTCAGGATGATTTAGTTCTATTTCAATCAAGAAATTTTCTCCAAATGGGTCTAGGCGTTGCATCGCCTTTTCCATTCCTGAATGAATAAATGTTCCTAGAATTGCTCCTAGAGTTTCTGTCTGATTAAGTTTCTGCGTTTGTTTTAAATCATGCCAAACGCGGCGAGAGCAACCGCCTAATGAAGATGGCCCTACTTCTACTTGTACAGAACGCGAGCGGCTTGAGTCATAACCACGCAATGACTTTACAACCATGTCTTGTAAATCAATCACAGATTGTCCTCATTCCACTCTTTTGTTTTACGCTTGAATGTAAATTCAATTTGTTGCAAGTCGGCAATAATGCCTTCCATGCGTAACATTGTTTGGGCTACGCCTACGCGTTTACCCAACCAAAATCCAATAAAGTAAGCAAGCGCGACAAGCAAAAAAGTTGTCATAGTTCCATGCTCGTTCTAACTGAAGCGCTCATGCTCCTAGTCAAATCCACTTGGACCCTAATGCGTGCGTTATTGTTGCGAGCGGCTTTTACCCGCGCTTCAATAATATTAATATCAAAGTGTAAGTTTTCATTTTCCAACAGCGCCAAATCATCACGCTCTTGAACTGTGTAATTTTTACCTGTTGGAGAAGATTTACTGGCATAAGTCATACGGCTTCGCGCCATACAAACTTCATACTCAGCCTTCTTTTGATGATATTCGGATTCGCATTTATTGAGTTCTTCATGCGCCCCATCAATTTCTTTGGATAGCGCATAAAGTCGTGCCTCAATTTGTTGTGGGGTTACTATCTGAACCATCATTCTCCTTCACAACATGTAATCCTTGAGCCTCTTGGCGTGTTTGTAACTTGATTAGTTTCGCCGCATCACTTGATAAATCAAATGGGTCTGCCGCTACCTGAAATCCTGCGCGCTCCATAGCCTCTGCAAGCACTTCAGGAAACACATCTAGTTCTCTCGCAATAGCGCGAATACCTAAGGCGTTTTGGTGAACGCTTACAATGTATCCTGCAGATGGAACAAACTTTTTTTGTTTGTCGCTCATGCTAACTCCTTCTTTTTCTTATTAATTACATCAAGCAAAGTCGTGCCGTTTACCTTGATGTCTTTTACTAATGCGTATTGGGTATAAACGCTTTTCAATTGGTCCATGGTTACTGAGGTGTCAGCAAGAGCAATAGCCATAGTTGCCTCTGAATGTTGTTGTTCCGTAATTTTTGGTAAAGCAACAGGCGCGGAAATTGTTACGCGTTCCGACTTCTCCATATCTTGCTTTGTAGGGCGTATGGGCTTCTTTGTATTGGGGTCTGTTCCCATATACCCTGCAAGGCTCAACGCCCTTCCTGCGGCGCTTGTAGAGGCGTTTTCAAGGGCGCTAGTTTTGTTTATATGACTACTGCCAACCATTTCCTCTGCATAATCAACAGCCTTCAATAAATCACCGTAATACAAAGATGCTTTAACAATGTATTGCAATGGGCGATTGGTCGCAGGGTCGCGGGCGATGTCTACAATTTCTGTAATTAATCGTAAGTCAGGGTGGTCATTGAGTGCGCGTTGTAATCTTTCGGCTACTGTTTCGTAAGCCGATAAATCAAATGCCATTCTTTCCTTCTTTCTATCGGGGGGCATACGCCCCATGGGTAAGCAGACCCTATACCCGACCCCTGACATTACAAAAGACCCCCTGCGGTGTGTCGGAAAAATTATTTGTAACCAGTGCAATACTTAGGGGTCCAGGGGGTTCTTATGTCACAGGCAAGAGTTCACATTAGCCTTTTCAATCTAATTGTTGAGGTAGAGGCCGACTTTCAATATCCTGACATGATGCAGGATTTATCTAATCGGGCGCTAACCAGTTTTATTGCAACCATGGATTATTGCAAAAGTAATGGCATGGACATTAGGTCAGAGGATTTTGATTTAGAAGATGAAGAATGATGGCGACTGTACCAAAGAGGACTTTGACTCACTAGATGAGGCAATAGACTTTTGGGATAATTTGGGTTTTTAATCCAACCAAATCTTATAGCCTGCGGTTACTCGCCCTTTGATTGGGTCAATAAAATGCAATCTTTGACTTGGTGTCGCAGTCGCGGCGAGCATGACACCTGCATATCTATTGTCTGATTCGGTAGAACCTGTTTGGTAAACACTGCCCAATCCATTTGCAAGCGCCCATTCCGCATGGGTGTGGTAATGACCAATATAGACATCTCTAAATTCCCATGGGTAAGACCCACTGCGCCATCTATTGACATGTTGGACAATCGTTGATGGAGATGCAAAACCATTACGACCAACTTCATCACCATGAATAACGAGCGCGCGATACTCACCGATTTGTACTCTTTGTATATCATCAGGACATTCTTGCCAGGTAAGGCGCTTTTCGCCTGCAAGTAATTGGCGCGCCAATTCATAACACATACGGTCAAAATTGTCAGAACGAGGAACATTGTCACGCTTACTTCCAATACGCCCATGATTACCCCACTCAGGAACTACCGTAACTTTTTCATAATTAGCAAGAGCGTAGCGAACCACATCTACGCAAAGCCTGCTTACATTTACATATTGCTCAAACAGTGTTGAATCAATCTCAAAAACTTGATTAGGGAAATTAAATAAACCCTCAACCATGTCACCGCCAAAAAGTATGTAACAATCTTTTACCGGATGATTTGCTCTATGTATTTCTGTAATTCTTACAGCCTTTTGTGCAAATTCTAAAACCCGCGTACGCATTACTTGAGAGTTGTAAGTAGTAGTTTTTTTTGCGCCTTGCCAATCAGTCATGTGCCATAACGCAACTTCTGCTTTGCCGCTAACACCTTTTGCCACCTTTTGCTCCACGGGTTTAATAGGACCCATCGTAAGCATTGCATCATAAGCGGCGCGGTGCGTTGCCTCTACCAAATCTTCATTTCGCATTTTTGCTTTGATTAATTGTTTTTGCAATCTGTACAAAGCGTTTCGTAATTCTTTGACATCATCGGATTCAATACCTTCAGGTAGTTTTTTTAAGTTATCTTCTAGGCTCATTGTTTTACCATTTCATACCCATGATGCGTATAACCTTGTTTATCTATCCAACTATCTTCGTGACTTGGGTTTTTAAATAATCTCACTGTTTTTAAACTATCCATCATTAATGCTACTTGCCATGGCGCAATGTCCTCAATGTCTAGTAACGCACCCCATATCCTGCCTATTTTTGCAAAGTTCTTTGTTGCGTCACCATATTGTTCTTCTCTATCATCAAGAATTTTATTTACTTTGGACATTTGCACATACCTCTACGGTGCGCTCTTATTGTTTCGGCAGTTGTTTTATGCCCTTCAGCGCGTAATGCTTTTACAATAATGTTTGCCGAATAACCTTTTGCCCAAGCATCATCTAATGCTTTTTTATCTTTATCTGATAATGAGTTTATTGTCATTTGCCATGCACAATATTGACTATATGGTTTTTGCTTTGATGCTAACTCTTGTAATGATTTTTCTAAAGTCATGCCCACCTCCGCGCATAGCCTAACACAAGTATAAATGAGCAGTTTAGACTCATACTCAGGAGTGCTTTCCCATGGAGGAGGGAAATTAGGCTTTCTTTTTACGAGGCTTCTTTGCTAGGTTTTTGATTTCTTTTTCTACCCAATCTGCGACCTTGCCAAATGCAGGGTCGTTTTTATCAACAGCGCGAATGGATGGGCCGATAATTGCGGCTACAACGCCTGCAATTAAAGCCTTTACATCTGCGTCAGGATTGACTACCCAAACAGCCGCACCCGTCAAAACAAAGTGACGCAATGCGGATTTAATTTTGCTTATAGTTGCTTTTTTTAGATACATTATTTCTCCTTAGTAGGTCTTGCTACAGCCATTACAACAGAATAGGGGCGTTTCTTACGATATACCCCGCCTCCATTGCTTTGACTATTTTTTTTGTTAGCACTTGTATTGCCTTCTATGCAATACAAATACTTACCTTTATTTTTTACCACAATGCCCACATGGTCGGGTTGAGCATCTGTGTCAAACTGAAAAAAGGCTATATCGCCTGCTTGCGCTTGTCCAATTGGCACTAACTTATTTTTAGCAGTGAACCATTTTAAACCTGCATCGCATGAAGCAAAACCTTTTGCATTGCTTGCCGCTATTGTTTTACTAGCCCCAACTTTGTAATATATCCATGAAATAAACATGGCGCACCAAGGTTGATGATTAAGCCCATACCATTTACCGTATTTAGTGTCATTGTTTGTGCCTTCTTCATATTGTAATTCTCGTTTTGCGTGCCAAACAATTAACTCTATTAATCCTTCTCTATTAATAGTCGGTATATCTCGTCTACTCTCGTTTCTAATTTGTCCACCTTCTCATCTATGTCACGAATTTTATCTTTTATTGATGTGCCTCCATTGGGTTTAAGTTCTGCCAAATAGTATTTTACTAAATGTCTGACGCTCATGGCAAAGGCTCCGACCAAGGTGCAAACGCCAACTGCAATCCCAACCAATTGTTCTATGCTCATAGCGCCTAATAATAACAGTTATAAACTATAAGGTAATAAAACTTGTACCATCATAATATTTGAGGTCGCCTGAATCTGTATCAAAAAATATGTCACCTATTCGCGGATTGCTAGGCGTGCTAGTAGAAAAATCAACATTAGGTGCAGTGAATCTTTGCGCTAATTCTAATTTGCGTAATCTTTGGTCTAGCGTTGCAAACAAAACTCTCAAATCAGGAGGTTGATTGATGTATGCCATGATGCCTCAATTCGTTGTGTCAGTAAGCGTAAGAGTAACGCGTTCAGGGCCATCTTCGCCGGGTTGCACACTTAATGCCACTATACGATAAATTTCATCTAAAGTTTCAGGGAAACGCTCATCTGTAATTATTAAACGGGCATCATCGCCAATGTTATAAGTGCCAAATTCGGGCGTTACATAGGCAGGAACTACTATTTTAATTGTAGTTGGAGGGTACGAAACAGCATTAACCTGTCCAGTAGCCAATTCTTGTAATAATGTAGCATCTGTTGTATCTGAATAATTAGCCTGTTCTTCTAATAAAGCCCAACCGTCTATTAATTTAGAAGCATCTTGCGCTGTTGCTATTAATTTGCCTTCATTTGAACCAGCGCCTAAAGCGTAAACCGTATTAGCGGCAATACTGCCATCTTCCGGATATTCATATTCTACAATATTTCCTGCAGGAAAAATAAAAACAAAAGCCGCCGGGTCATTAACATCATAAACCACACCTGTTCTTGGATAACCAAGAATTAAAGTTTTTATAGGTTCTTCTGTTACGCCATCGTAACTTACATTTATATTGAAATCAAAACCATTTTCTGCGCGAGATAAATCTTGTATAGCAGGATATACGCCTTTTAATTCATAAGCATAATAAACTCTATCAATCAAAACACCTGAAGTTTCACTGCCTGTAATAACTCCTATATCTCCTGAAGATACGCTTTGTGCATTATCTATAAGAGTGCGCGCAATAACTAATTGGTCTGTATTAGTAAAAGCCGTTGTTTGTGTAATTCGGCGGCGTTCAAAATATGACTCAAATTCTCGCGCTGCCAAACTTAATTGTTGAGCGGCACTGTTATAAGTCCTATTCCAAATTACACCGCCCCATACCAACACGCCATTTCTATCAACATAAATAGCGGTTTTGCCAGGTATAGTAGAAGCATTAACATTAAATTCAGGCGTGCTTACGCCTGATAAAAGCAAATGACCTTGCAGAGTTCCAGCCTGGTTTAATTGTTTTGTAAAACCCACTCCAGTAAGAGGTAATTCCGCAATGATTTCATTGGTTACTAAATTGGCAAATAAATAGCGATTTC